GTGAGTCAAGTTCGAACAGGCGCCGTCATCTGGTGCGTATCGACGTCGAAAAGCTAACTACGAATATTTACGAAGAAGCCAAAAAACAGGCAGTCTCTGCGAGTGTTTATCTCGTGGTAGATCGTCCTGTTGCTGGTTACTCCGTAGCGGAAATGAAGAAACTGGTTGAAGGCCTCGTTGGTCTTCTCTCGGCTTCGACATATGCGCTGACCGAAAAGGTCTTGGGCGGGGAGAGTTAATTCTCTTCCTACCTTTGACCTATCTGGTACCATTAATTGGTTACCCGATATTTCAGTCAAATATTATCTCTGGCTTTCTCATTTCTTGAGGCCGCTAGAGAGTTCCTCAAATTGAAGAGAGGAGGTAGTTATGGACGTCCAGTTTCTGGACGCCCTACGGCAAGGTTTGATCATATAACCGCTTTCCTTTGGATCGCGGCCATTATTTTCGTCCTTGTCAGCTTGACGATAGGCCTGAGCCTCCTCGATCGTCGTTAACGATCAGTTTACGCTTGGAAACGCGTAAATAGGAGACTCTCCCTTCAGCGCGATTGGCTAAGGATAACCACCTCTATTAGGAGGGGCTATGAAAAGCCTGATCGCACTCTGGAACGTGCTAGCCAACGAATTGGCTAGTAGATGTAGCACAAGCACCACCATGGACATTAATACCGTCCGTGGGCGTGTTGAAAACGAGGGTATATCGTTTCTCACAATTACCCTTCCTGCCTTTGGAAAAGACTTTCAGTATTGTCTTGACCAAGGGTTTGTCGTGCCCAAAGCCTTTCTTCCCTTTCGGAAGACTGGCTCGTGTCTCCCCTCTTTTCTGAGAGGTTTCACAGCACGTGTTTTCGACACTGGTACTGGTGTCCTTTTGTGCAATCCGGACATTGAAGCTATCTATGCCGTTAGACAATTGACTTTGATCTACGGTAAGATGCTTCTACCTTGTACTCCCGCAAGGGAGCGCGAGGCTATGTCAGAATATGTACAATGTGATATGGAGGTCGATGATGTTGCGTCCACACTACCTGATTCTGATGTTTCTGAATTTGGTCGTATGGCACAACTGCTATTCGGTGATCTCTTCTCATCTCTAGATCGTAAGATCTTTGATGGGGAGATTCTACCTAAGCATGGTCCTGGTGCTGTTGCCGAGAAGCTTACCAGTAATGGTAAGTATCAGAGCCAGTACTGGACCACCCGTCTCGAGGAAGTCTTCCACGTTGGAGACTTCCTCTATCCGAACGCACACTTTATTGGTGATGCGTTCGAGGATGACGGCATCGTTTTCCACGAACCCGGATCTGAGTTGCCCTCTCGGGTAGTTTCAGTTCCTAAGACGCAGAAGACCCCAAGGAT